TTTTTTTTCTTAGTCATTTGTAACCACCTTTGGTTTGCAATGCGCGGAATAGGTGTTCCGTGTTTGACGTTGATTATAGAAATTGATCTTCTCAGCATACCAATTGCATTTATCGATGCTGCCATACTCCATTGACGCATCATATATCTGTGTTCCCTCAAGGATAACGAGTACAAATATCAATGTTTTCATCTGTGTGGTGAGCCAGAATCGTCAATAACTTTGCGAGTAAATGAAGTTCTGGCTCGTCATAAACATAGGATAATCTAATGAAATTTTAAAGACGCAATACGTCAATTATACAAAATATAAGACGATTTTAATGGCATTCATACATCAAAATAACCAATCTCTTAAATTTCCCTGACGCTAATCGTCACAACTTGTAATACAGCCGTATCAGCGCATCAATATACCGTCGTCTTACGGTGCGTGGATCAACCCGTAACTTACGTCCTACAGCCGTCCAATGCGGTCCACGATCCCGAAAGGCTGCTGAATGCGCTACTGCCCATATCAATCGCTTATCATCAACTTCCATATTGTTATCGTTAAGAAGATCCATTGCTTGCTCAAACCGTGTGATTTGTTGGGGAGTTGCTTGCGGTAATCGTGGTTCTGCATCTTGCCATCCATAACTTTCCCATGTCCGTACATACTCAACCCAACTGGACATTTTCTGCTTGCGGATTGCTGGTGGCAATTTCCGTTCTGTCTCCGCTGCTTCCATAAAAAGGTCATCCAGAAAGACCATATGCTTGTATCTTTTGTCTAAGACACTCATTACGGTCACTCATATCCTTCACGGTTTGCGTTATGGTAATGAGATAATTGATATTGATATGAATAGCTTTGAGTGAATGCCATGAGACTCATGCTATGAGTGTATGTAGGCGACTGCGTCGATTTTAACGATACCCTAAAAATCATGTCAACACCTATTTTTCATGTTTGTCACACGAAGGGATAGCATCGAACAACAACGGGTCAGAAGGTAAAAATAAATCATCTTGTGTTGCACGTTCCTTCCAAATAATAGGACATTGCACAGAATCAATCCGTCGTGCCATACGCTCTGGACATATAGCCGTAGTATGCCCATAACCCTTAAATGAAGTCGCGACGTTGGTGCTATCGGCTGATGCAAACGGGTAGCGATCCCCCGCCATACTCAACCCGCGCAGCATATGAATATGGGGAATAGAATTATACGTCTGTACCAACGCATTAAACGCTTTATCGCACCGAGTTTCCCAAGATTCAGACCCAACTTCCCAAAACGCACCCGACGATCCAAAACATACTTTACCAAAGCCTAAATCAATCAATCGCTTTAGATGATCAATAGGCTCTGCCATATGCCACACAACCGCGCCAAGTTCTTTGCTAAACGGAAACTGTCTTATCAATGCTAAATTATCATCGATAGACCCATCAATAACATCGGGAATAACTGCCCAATGCGGATGCCCTAGTCGCTTTTCAAGCCACTTATAAAAGCCATTCCAATCGGGGTCTTCTCCTTTTGTGTAGAAACTAAACGCACCATTATCCCACATAACCGATTGTCCGTTCTGCATACACCAATCATCATTGTCTTTGCGATAATAACTCACACAAAAATGCTTGCCAGCCATACGATACAGGCTTGAGTGTGGTGTAATAGGTGTTCCGTGATAATGAATCAATCTTTTATTTTCCACCAAATAAGTCCAGCAGCAACCATCTTCGCAATAGTCATTAAGACAAAACCAACTGGACTAAAGAAACCAAGTATCAAAAGAAACACCGAACTATCGATGGGTGTACCAATCGCAGAACTCAGCAATATACGATCCTTTAATGGTCTTTTTGTATAGGTATACACACCCCAATCACACAATTCTGAAATTAAGAACGCTACAACGGATGCGATAGCCACAAACGGATCAGCCATGATATAACTCAACACCGCACCAACCGCCATTGCAGCCAATACCTTATGCCCTATTTCTCGTTGTGCAAAATCCCTCAACACAAAAATAAACCCTACCAATAAACTCATTGGCGGGAACATTTCTCCAAGCAGCGGTACAGGCGGGATATAAACAAAACCAATATTAACTAAAACAATGCTAAAAACATATGAAAGTGAGTATTTGTACTGATGTAATAGATTTGTTTTCACGGTGTCCTTCCAAAATTCTTGCTTAAATAATTCGTTTTCTTTGTTGGTATTGGCTTTAAGATAATCCAACGGCTGCTCGACGAGTTTTTGCCCGTTTTCTTTGTCTGATTTCGTTTTTCTTGGCATCGACTTCCCTTTCATACGTCTGTTCCGCTTGTATCATCGCACGGGCATATCCATTGTCTTTCAGTTCAATGCCCGGCTGTACCCCCTCCAAAAACGCCCGTACATCTTGCACAGAGCGACACACCGCATATTCACACCCTAAATCCACTAACAGGCTTCCTACATCCCTCTGCTGCTCTGTGGGGTAATTGCCCGGCTGCTTTAACTCAACAAACATCGGCTTAGTATTGGGCAGCAGTATCATTAAATCGGGAAATCCCTTCATCACACCCATTAACTTCTGTTTGTGAAAATATTGGATCTTATGATTGCCCTCATTTGGTGAATGGTGGACTAAACTTTGGCTAGGTAAAACCAAATCGAGATACTTTATAACCGTCTTTTGTAAATCAACTTCGCTGGCATAAACTCTGATCATTACGCTATCCGATACGGTCTTGTGGATAAATCGGTGCAAAAACCAAACTTTTTTTAAAAAAACTTGTGAGATAATTTGACACACCTATTTCACGCATTTTCACGCTCAATAAAGAAGTCATTTGGCTGTACTTCCCCTCTGGTTAGTTCCAATATTCTCGACATATATTTAGTAGCACCTCTATTGCTAGGTACTAGATAATCCGCATGATCCATTGGTAAGCACCATCGTCGCGCCATCTGAGCGTGTTTCGTTCCAAGCCTTTGTGCCAACTGTCCGTAACTCCAACCCTTCATTAATCTATATGCGTTTAACGTCAATTTTTGCCCTTTTTTGCCTTTGTGGATAAATCAATGTTATATTATAGCTTGACGTTATTCGCTACGTCAATATAACCTAGTAAAAAAACCCTATCGATTAACGTCAAAAGGATATATTATGTTGCAATCTACTCTAGCGCTGGGATTACGAGAAGATCATATGTCTGGTGAATTATTAAAGAAAGCTATTGAACGTCGTGGATTCAAAAAGAAGCACGTTGCGGAACGAAAAGGTATTACACCTAGCACACTTGCCAGACAACTCAGCGGGAAGCACTCATTAACGCTGCGCGATCTTCGTGAATATACAGAAATTTTACAATGTGAGTTCGAAGAACTTGTTGTGGATCTATTGCCCATACCGATCATTGGCGAATGTTATTCTATTTCATTGGTACGAATGTATGAGCAAACTGAAAAAAAACGCACTATTATACCGCCCTTTACTATGCCAGCCGGACACGTTGCTATTGAGTATGAGCAAAACAACTCAACAAATTTGTATGTCTTTGATAAAAAATTTATGGAGTTACAAAACGTCGACCCGTCTTGCTACAAACAATTGTGTATAGTTAAATGCACTCAAGCACAAATTGAGAAAAATAAAAAAGAATATAAAAATTTTGATTGGTCATCGCCTGTTACGTTAGCTTATGTTTATCCAGAGCCTAATAATCTGTATACCTTAAACAGTATTGTTGCGCCCGGTACAAGCTATAACAAACAGGAGTTAGTGTTTGCAGCACCTATTGTTGCGCGATGGTATGACCCTATTTCTTTGGGGTGGCAATATGCCAATAGCTAAAATTCAAGATGAACTCATAGCCTTATACTCTGAAGCAGAATATATTGCTCTTTCACCTAAGAAAGTTTCACCATCTCACCCCGATCACGAGATATATAATTATTTTAACTCCTCTTTAAATAGAATGAGATTTGCAAGACGGTGTATGTACTACTTAGCCACAAGTGCAGACGGTGGGTTTTTTGTCAAAGATATGGTTTACGACCTAGATATTTCAGAGGTAGCCGTTAGAGACATGATTAAAGATAGTTTGCCTTTCAAAACATTAGAAAAAATTACCAATACCAATAGATACAGAATGACAGAAAAAAGCAGACAAATGTATCTTTCTTATATGTTGGCTAGAATGGAGAGTGAACGTGAACCCTATGAAAAGATAGGCAGACTCGTTCAAACCCTATACACCTATCAAGATGTAAATAAAAATAATAAGTAAGTTTATTTTTTAAACTGTTTTTTTTAAGTTACTTTGCTAAATAATTATGCACTTGCAGCATTTTTTAAAGTCAAATCCCTATTATATTGGCATTAAATTGGTCAACCCAACGTAAACTTTACTAAAGTAACTTTACAACCTACTTTTTTAACATTGATTTATTGCGTTAATTTTACTTGCGCTCAAACGCAAATATAATACCGTTGTTTTTACGTCATAAAAAAACATAAGGACGGATCGGAATGGAAGAAAACGTACCAGATTGGGCGATAAGACACGATTATTTTCATCACTCAAACTATAGATTGAAGTCAAAAGCAGAAATCTTTTTTGAAAAGTGTTTTGTACGACCAACAGTAAAACTTGCGTGGGAAGCACAACAACGCACGGATCTATCACAAGACCAGAAAGAACACGCATGGGAGATCATAAAGAAGCTAGATAGAAACTGGAATCAAGACGATAACGCAGCGATGATGACAGGACGAGAGGTACAAGCTGCTTGCGATAAGGTATTGATGGAAGGTTTTGATATAGCAAGGGCAACAGCGGAAGCACTTGAAGCTGCTATCGATTTTAAGCCGAATGAGTGGGAAGCAAGCGATAAGGAAAACGCTGACAGAGCCATAGAAGATTTACCCGATATTATTAAGAATGCAATCACAGGCTTACAAGAAGCCATGCACACATATAATAGGATTACAGGGGAAAGCGAACTATTTGGCAAACTGCCGGGCAATGTTTTGTCTTACTCTACGTTCCCCGATTACGTTGGCTGCGGGGATCTAAAGGTAAAAACCTATAGATGCGCTCCAAATACCAAGTCTGGCTTTCGTAGACCGTCACTTCCTAAAAGTCTTGGTGGTATGTTTGAAAAGAATAATGCGTCACAGATAGCGGGATTTTGGGCATTAAACGGTCAGAAACCCCCTTTCCTACTCTATGCCAGCAAAGATGATTACAGCCTACTAACACCCGAAAACTGCGATGAACTCAAGCCAGAGCTCCTTAGAATGCTTGTAGAGGATAGCGCAAACAAGAATAAGGCTATTGAGTACAAGCTGCAAAAAGCAGAAACCATGAAGGATTTACTTGCTGATGAGTTTGTAAACTTTCACGAATGGCGAAAACCACCCCCCTTTATTGAAGAAGCAAAAAAATTATGGAGTACATTTTATGAGTGAGAAACAATCTGTTTGGGAACAACTAAAACAAGTTCCTGTCAATGATATGGTTGAGGAAAAGAATAAACTCAAATATATCTCTTGGGCGATGGCATGGTCTGCACTATGCGACAACTATCCCGACGCTACCTTTGAAAAGCATATTAACGAACACGGTTTTCCATACTTTAAAGATGATAATGGCTATTGTTTCACTAAAGTAACGGTCACAGTAGGCAGTAAATCATTAACAGAAATGCTGCCTGTTTTAAATTACGCAAACAAACCCATCAAAGACCCAAATAGTTTTGAGGTAAATACATCGCTACAACGGTGCTTTGCAAAAGCCATAGCGTTACATGGAATGGGTGTAACCGTTTATTCTGGTGAAGATTTGGCTGACATTCCCCATGAAACAACTCCAGAGCCGAAAGAAAAAAAGTCGGGAACAAGCAAGGAAGCACCCAAGCCACCACAAAACGAAAAGGACAAGCTATCAGCATGGGCAAACGATGTTAATGAAACGGTTGAAAACGATAGTCCTTATTCAAAAGACAAAGTGTTTTTGCAATACAAGGAAAAGCAAATCAAAGCGTTAGATAGCATCAAGTCGGTTGCTGGTTTGGAGAAGTGGAAAGCGGAAACGTATAGTTCGCGCCAGAAAATGAAAACAGAAGCACCAAGCCAAAAAAAAGAACTAGAAGCCTACTTTAAAATAAAAAAAGCGCAGATTGAGAACAGCAGTTACAGCCAACCAATTGAAACACATGAGGAGATACCAATATGAGTAGACCACAATTAAGCCTGTCAAAGTTTAAAGTAAAAAAGAATATGACGTTTGAGAATGAATATCGTGGATCTGCATGGTTGTTTTTCAACGATATGTGGGATGATGATGCCGGAAGGTTTAGGGATCTATCCCCAAAACAACAAGCAGCAATCAACGAAGTCCATCAGATAATGCACCGCAATGATATGTGTGTTCGCATAAGCATACAGGAGCGCAACGGTGATGATGTACGAAACTTTCCACGCACCGCTGGCTTTTCTATGCGTGTGAATGAGCCGGAAATTATTGACGATCTGGACGATTCCGACAAGTTAGATGATCTGGATTAGTGCCATGAATTTACCAGACAATCAGCATTTATTTACTGTTGCAGAAATTGGCGATTTCATGTTTGGACCAAACCCCAAGTCAAACGAGACAAACAAGCGCAGAGTGTACCGTTTAATCGAGTCTGGTCTTATCGATACCATAAAAGATGGTAGTCGCATTTATATAACACGCAACGCGGTGTATAGCTTTTTAGGTATGAATGAAGAACGATCCTGTTAATAAGCCGGAGCATTATAGAAAGGGTGACATAGAGTGTATCGATGCTATCCGTTCTGCTCTTGGTGATGGCTTCCCCGATTATTGTCGTGGTAATGTAATGAAGTATTTGTGGCGGTATAAAAACAAAAATGGCATTGAAGATCTATTGAAAGCACAATGGTATCTCAATGCCATGATTGCAGCGACTAAAACGCAAATTTAGTTATGCTTATTCCCTTTCTAAATCCTTAATGTTTTCTATTATTGATTCATATAAATCTCTGCCAAAATTGACGAACTCAAGTGTGATTGGAAAAGATTTGTTTTTAACTGCCTGTTGTAGATCATCTAAAGTTACGCTTAAATCTTCTACATTCGGACAATCTTCTAAACCATCTTCAGCATAGTTTTCTATTTCCTTTTCTATCTCTAAAATAATTCTATCAGCATCGTTTTGATTAGAAACAATACCTTTATGCAATTCTTTATAGTTTCTCATTGTGTCCTTTCAAATTGATCCCATAGGTGCATAAGCATATATTTTGCGTATGCGGTTAAAATTTCGTGACCATCAAATGTAAACTGCTCTTTACCTTCTGCCACGCACCTATCGTATGCAGCTTGTAACTGCTGCACCTTTTCTTTTGTAAAGTTAATCGTGTTCATTGTCTTTACCCTTAATATGAGCAAACAGTTCTTCCATCTTATCTATGCCCACAGTTTGTCCTAAAAATGTATCATCCATGTAAAACAGAAATAGCTTGTCTTTCCGATCATCGCCTTCCCGACCACCCGCTGCATACGAAGTATATACAGACCCATCCTTCGATGAGTAGGTGGTATGCTTAGTGAAACCAAACTCCATTATCTTGCAGCAATCTTGCCTAGCTTTTCATTAAGCAAGTTCCTGTTATCTTTTTTCTCTTCCTCAGTTTCAATCCAATGACCATAGATGTTGATTGTAGTTTGAATATTAGCGTGACCCATATACGTCTTGATCCTATTCCAATCATCATTATAGATTTTAAGAAGCTGGGAAGCGTAGTAATGTCGAAGGTCATGCCATCGTATATAAGCCACATTTGCCTTGTCAGCAGCTTCCCGAATATAAGTGGGGAAACGACTATCAGAAATGATCTTGCCACCTCTTGACTCAAAAACAAGGTCTGACTTAAATTTTTTCGATAGCTTGTATTCACGCAGCATTTGAATTAAGAAATCAAGAAGCGGAACTTTTCTTGTTCCCCTAATTGTTTTGGTTTCATGTATAATATCAAATGATCCCCTACTACGATCAGCTTCAGCTTTGCCAAAATTATTTGCTCTGATATGTCGCGCAGTTTTATCGATACTAATTTCACCCTTGTCAAAATCCAAATCCTTCCAAGTCAACGCACGAAGTTCGCCAGATCGCAGACCAGAGTATGCAGCAAAAAGGTACATCAATTTTTTCTGCCCTTCCATTTGATCGGCTATCTTGTGGACAAGTTCTTCGCTAAGTGGTGCGCCCAATTTTTTCGGCTCGTCGGCTTCCCACAATTTTGCGCCATTGGGTAACTGCGAAAACACGTTCATGGATACCACGCTTTCTAGTACCGCATAGTTAAGAAGCTGACGAAAGTGAGCGAGTGCTTCGCTGATAGTTTTTTGTGTCCTACCTACTCTGATAATTTTGTAGATGGTATTCACATCACCGACCAAAAAATCCCGTACCTTCATATCTGCTAGTTTACAACCAGCAATATCCAAATCTTTAAAAAAGAACATGGTTCTAATTTTATTATGAACATTCTTTCCCTTATAATTTAGTTCGTCGATATAGCTTTCCATGAGAGCATCAAACGTCCATTCTGTTTTCTGCTCACGGTCATCTTTACGAACACCCTCAAGCTGCTTTACTTGGTTGTCTAAGTAATCCTGTGCAGCCTGTTCCGTAGAAAAGTATTTACGTCCACCACCATCTTTTCGTAGATCAATAATGTAGCGGGTAACACCATCTCTTTTTCCTTTGGTAATCTTTTTCATTTCATTACCCCCTATCCAGCGGTCTGTAATCGTCATAGCCACCACTTTCAACTATGGGTTCTACGGCTTCCCCACACACTTCACACACCCAAAAAGAATTGATGAAAACTCCATTGTCTCCATCAAATTCCTCTTGCTCAATCCACTCTAAATGGTCTTGGCAATCATGTTCTTTAGTCATTTTTAAATCCTCGCAAAGTTAATATTAATTGACGTTATACGTCAAGATATAAGCGTTTACTGGCAAGGTGTCAATAGTGGTTGTAAAAAATTACCTACGACCAAATTCAAAATTCCCTACGACCACATCGAAATTTGTGGCGACAACTATGGCGACAAATCCTGTAAGTTATTGATTTTATTAAGGTTGGCTGTAGGGTTCGAACCTACGACCACCTGTCACACCACAGGATTACAACGTACCAGAACGCATAAAAACAAG